CAAGCTCTTCCGCGAATATGAGCGGATGTTTAGGAGCAGCAAATGCAGTTCAGGCACATACGATGACTTTATCGTCTACCACGGCTGCTGCTGGTATGGGAACTGCGGGAGCTATTTATACAGTTTCTGGCGGCTATCGTCGTCGATGGACGCAGACAGGAGATGTAGCATCTACGGATTATCGTACATATACTAATGCTTTGTATGTTATCCCTAATCTTCCTGACGGATGGAATAGTAACGCAACGTTATCAAACAACGTGGCACGTCAAATAGTAAGATTAATATGTCATGGAGGCTTGCAATTCTCTGAAGACGGTGTAGCACCGTTCGAAATCTCTAAAGCTTGGCCCATGATTGATTTTGGATTAATAGATATCTAAAACAACCTACCCACATAAAAAACCCAGAAGGCTCACGCCCTCTGGGTTTAGTCTTTTAAAGGGGACCAACCTCTTAATAAAGAACAAAAATTAAATATGTTACCCAAATAGCATAACAGATTCAGCCTCTTTTGCCTTTGGAATACTTACGGAGAGTAAACCATTTTTGTAAGACACTTGGGCTTTCTTAGTATCATATTGCTCATCAACATTGATAGAAAAATCTACAGCTTTGTCGCTAATGCCTTTGTGAAGTACGCAGACATCCTCCGTTGATTCCTTACTGGCACGAATGGTAAAAGAGTTTTTACCTCCAATAACTTTTATATCTTTTTCCTCGTACCCTGCAAGAGCAAACTCAAAGTGAAGAGAGTTTTGGTCTTCGGACAAATAGCAATTGCTAACTGGGTATTTTGGCATCCTGCAAGTTTCTTTTCCTTGCGGTTGTGGATTGTCCCACGATTTAAACTCATCAAAGAGCCTTTCAAAATGTGTGTAATAGTGATTCATAATTTTATACCTCCTTTCGGCAGGTTAAAGAAGACTAATTATTTTTTTGGTTACGTCTTCTGTTTTATGGAGGGTTTTATCCACCCCATCGGATTCGACAATCAGGGAAAGTCCTGACTTGCCAAGAGTACCTTTATATAGTTCAGTTGCTTTCAACATTAGGTGAGTATATTCTGCGGTACCTTTTTCAAGCTTCTTTCTAATTATAGTTTGGTAGTATGGTATTTTCTCGTATATTTTTTTTGAATCTATGAGGTACACAGTCTGACCCTCTTTGAAATTTACGAGATTACCATGACGTACTTTTTTAGCATCTATGCCTTCTGGGCTAGATAACAGTAGAACGAGGATAAGTGCGAGTTTATGAATCATTTGAAGAAAAAAGCAAAAGTAGCTTTGTTAGGTGAAAATTATTTCCCTCCTGTTAATAATTCTCATATGTCGAGGAGACGAGGTCAAGGTTTGAATACCATAATGAATTCCATCCTGCATTACAAACCGTCTGTAGTTTATGTATGTCCTACGAAAGGTGTTAATATAAATCTGTTACCGTTGTTGATGATGAATAATATCAAACTTAGGTTGGTAATGCCGTCAAAACATTTTTTTACAAACTTGACCGAAGAAGAAAAAATAATATTAGATGCAGCAGCTTCTAATGCTGACAAAATAATAATTTTGAGCCAGAAGAAATGTCATCCGTTAGATTGGGAAAACCATTGGTACGAGGCTAGTAAAAGAGCAGTAGAAAATTCAGACTGGGTCATCATAGTTCATGACAGGGAAAGGTACAACGACGCGTTCGATAACCTTATAATGCAGTTTAAAGAAAACACTAAGCCTGTTTTGGCAATTGGGCTTGGTGAGGAAGAGTAATCTCTTCAAACTTTGAGCCATACATGGTAACGAAAGCTTTTCTACTTCCATCCCAATCTTCACTCATGGCTCCGTCACCCGTTGATTTGTGAAGAATCATGATAGGAACCGCTTTGTTGCTCTTACCTTTTAAATGTGCTTGATACGTGTAATACATATCGTAATAATCCCAATCCCCCACGAAATCTTTTGGTTTCTTGGTTTGTATAGAGTTCAATATACCTCCTTTAGCTGCTAAGAACAAACCGTCCAATACCTCAACCTTACCATAACCTCCGTAGTATGTTGGAAAACATTCATCAGTAGAATCGCCATGCCAAACAGCACCTCTGAGGAAACTGTCTGGATGTGGGAACTCTCTACCTAGACCGTGCCACCAACAACCAGTTTTGTTTAATTTTTTTGGTCCAGCAACACCGATAAACCCTGTGTTACCATCTAAACTTTTCTCTATGATATCATTGAACATCTCAGGCTGAGTCATAACTTGTATATCGTCATGGCACATGATAACCATATCTTTTGCTATCACGTCATGAACTTTTAATGCGTTCGTATATGCGTCAAAAATTGATTTTTCTCCAATCAATAAATGTACATCCCATCCTGCTTTTTCTAGAAATACTTTGATGGGATATTCTTTCTCTTCACGAGTTGGTATAAAGGCTAGTTTCCTCATGTCTATATAATAGTGGATTACCGATGAAACCTGACGAGCTAAAAGCAGAAATCGAAAAGTGTCGTAACGACGCTGCGTATTTTATTAAGAACTACGTTTACATAACTCACCCCGTGCGCGGGCGCGTGAAGTTTGATTTGTATAGATTTCAAGAACGAATAATAAACGAATTTGGCGCACACCGATTTAACCTGATGAGAAAGTTTCGTCAGGCTGGAGCTACCACAATATGTGCAGCTTACGCTTTATGGTACATCATATTCAATAAAGATAAAAATGTGATGGTGGTTTCTATTGGTGACCGTGAATCTAGAGATTTCCTAGACCGTGCAGTTAGCATGTATGATGATTTACCTAAATGGTTACAGCCAAAGGAGATAGAGCGAAATAAACACGTTCTAAAACTATCAACAGGAAGTAAAATAAAATCTCAGCCTGCTGGAGCTGGACGTGGTGAATCAGTATCTTTGTTGATTGTTGACGAAGCCGCATTTATCGATAAGATGACCGAGTTCTGGATGGCTATCTATCCTACGATTTCTACGGGTGGTTCTGCGTTTATTCTTTCCACGGTGAACGGTATGGCAAACCTGTACTACGAGCTGTATCACGACGCTGAGCTAGGAAAAAATAATTTTCATGTAATTAATATTCACTGGAGGGAGCATCCGGAGTACACTGAGGAGTGGGCTTCTGAGACTAGAGGTAACGTTGGTGAAAGAGCATGGCTACAAGAGTACGAAGGTGAGTTTCTTGGTACAGGTGAAACGTTTATCGATGGCGGTACTCTGCAACAGGTTAAAATACAAACTAACGAGAAGTTCTACAGCAAGCATTACAATATGATGCGGGTGTGGGAAGACCCGAAACCGTACCACACATACTTAATAGCTGCGGATTCGTCGTTTGGTAGAGACCGTGATTACTCAGCGTTTCACATAATTAATCTGTACGACGGAACTCAAGTCGCTGAGTTTTACAGCAACCGTATAGGTTTGAATGAGTTTGCTAAGATAATGGTTCAGGAAGGTTTGAGGTATAACACAGCGTTTATATGTCCTGAACGTAACGGTCTTGGTTTAGCCTTGATTGAACAGCTTTTCGAAGTTCATGAGTACGAAAACATGTGGACAGATGAAAAAGGTCAGATGGGATATCTTGTAAATAACAAAAACAGAGACCAGCTTTTAAATACTTTGCAAGAAAATTTAAAAACTTCAAAAATAAAAGTTAATTCCGAAAGAACTTTTAAAGAGTTAACAACTTTTATAATTAGTAAAACCGGAAAAATACAAGCAGAAGATGGTTTTGCGGATGACTTAGTTATGAGTCTTGCGATAGGAGCCAATTTAATGGGAGATATAGTAAGTAAAAGCCCGGTGCCGTTAGTGAAGGGTGATTTAGTTGAACCTACGGGAAGAGATTTACCAACTCCTGGCTTTTCGAGGGGTACATATAATAAGGACTTTGAAGAATACAGACGATGGATTTAAACGAACAAGATAAAAATACTCAAGATGAGAACCAGCTCTTAGATGAGAACGCTGGTTTTACCCAATTTCCCGGCTCTAATTCCTACGGGGATTCTCCACCATTATCT